GTTTAAAAACGAATGCGGTCACGAGCCTGATGAATATCTTTTTTCTGTGGGTGAAAGATCAAGGGGATTAGATGTTTGTTTAGTTAAACAAAAACCTAATGAGTTTTGTTTGCGTTATGGTGATGAAGACCATGAATATTTAAGTAGTATATTCTGTGATTCTATTGAGAGAAGAATAGATTGGTTCAGAAAATATGGTGAGGATGGTTGCGGTGATGGATCTGATTCTGAAAATCTTTTTTTACTTTGCCGTGATGTCTTGCGATCTGCAAATCTATGGGACACTGAATGGAATTTAGACTTAGAAATCATAGAGCTACAGGCACAAGTTAAAGAATATAATGACATGCCACGTTTCAAATCTGTGTAGCTTATAGAATCTATAAGGAGTTTATTATGTATAAAATTCATGCAAAAGCTGTGCAAGATTACTCTAGATTATCTAGTGACAATCTTTCTGATGTGATCCTGATGGTGGTGCTGAGTATACAACAGCCTTGGTATGCAGTGGGTGGTCAGTTAAAAGATGTAAAGGAACTTGGGCGTGACTCTAGATTTATTTGGGGTAACAAGATCAAAACCTTTGACTCGTTGAAGTCCAAGAAAGATTTTATTTATTCCCAGTATCTGGCAGTGCTCAACTCATCTAAGTCTGATGATGATAGGGCGCTGTCTTTGATGAATGTTTTCTTACAGATCGACGGGCTTGGTCTAGCTAAAGCTGGGTTCATGTGTCAGTTAACTGCGGGGCTGGTCGGATGTATAGACGTACACAATATTCGGATGTACAATATTCCTAAGAAGGACTTGTCATTCTCTAAGTCTATCAAGTCTAAGGCATTGAAGGATAAGAAAATTTCTAATTATATATCTGTCTGCCACACCATTGGCACAGAGAATTTATGGGATACTTGGTGCAGTTTTTTAGCAACCAAGTCTAAGAAATTTGAAGATGGTTTCCATGTATCAAAGGTACACTATGACTTTCTTCAAAGTGCAGTAAACATTTAATTAACTTATGGAGATATTCTCATGCCGTATGTATCAGGTTATGTCAGTGTAGACGTAGATGTTAGTGACTTTAGTGATGAAGTAGAAATAAATTTTCATAATATTCATGATGTCATTAGTGCCGCCGAAGATAATAATTATACTCTTGAAGAAATTGTTGATTTTTGTTTTGAGCACGGCCTAAATATTTCAGATTATTTAATGAATACTTTAAGCCATGAGCAGTTTATAACAATTTATAAAAGGTGTGTCACTAATTATATGGATGAGCTTGAGCTTAAAATTTCTAATCAAGAAGATACTATCTCTGAACTTAGTAAGAAACTAAAAGACTTAGAAGACGCGGAGGCTTTAAAGGATGTCGCATACTAGATTCATCTGTTGTCTAACTGACGATCACCCAAAGGTTGTGGAGTTACCTGCAACCCTTGAGGAGATTGATGATTGGCAGAAAGGACGCAAGGATATTGGGGTAGCAATGCCTCAACTTTCTCCTGCTGAGTTAGACTTTTTAATTAATGGTATTTATTCTGATAGTTTAAAGGGGGTCAACAATGGGGACAGCTAGTATGTATGGTTATCAAGTGATGGATGCAGAGTTAGACTGCGAGTGGATGTCTATCTATGTAACCATTGAGTATCTTGTGCATGGTGATGAGGAGAATCTAGTTGAAATTGTATCAGTTAAATCGCGTGGAGTTGATATCACTAGCTGGGTCAATAGTAATTATATATATGATCTTATTACTGATGAGGTAAGTAACGCTGACTATCATTGGACTGACCACGGAGATTGATATGGACAAAGAGCGCGTAAAACATTTTATTGCTACGATGCCTGAGTACTGGTATGCGTTAGCTATAGTTGTTTTTTTTAGTATCGGTTTTATGATAGGTGATTACATTAAATATGGAGGTACGCCGTGAGTATTGATGATGCAACCCCAGAGGAATGGGATCAGGTTACAAAAACTAAAACAGTTTATGGCAAACTGTATCACCCTCAAGATGTGCATGATGTAGTAAATAAACCAGATCATTATAATAAGGGAGCCATAGAAGCTATACAAGCTATCAAAGCCTCAATGCACCCACAAGAATTTAAGGGTTATCTAAAAGGTAACTGCCTTAAATATCTTTGGAGGTACGAGTACAAGAACGGGATAGAAGATCTCAAGAAAGCTCAAGTCTATTTAGGCTGGCTAATCAAAGAGTTAGCTGGGGGTTGACACCAGACTTGATCCATGCTAAAATCAACCTTTAAAGTCTTTTGACTTGGAGATACAAATTGAAAATCATACAAGGAAACTTTAATAAAAATAGTAAGAAGACTCTAAATGATAAAGTCTTAGAAGGTCTTAATAATCTTAAAGACCAATCTAACGATGAAGAAATTAGATACCCCTTCATTCTTATTGTTGACACAGGAGAAGAACTTAAAGTAGTATCTGATGTAGAGATGGAGAAGTTCAATTTACTATTAGATCTTGTTAAGATGACAATCCTTTCGGGAGATTATGAGTAATGGATGACGAAGTATTTAATATAGAAGATGCTGTGTGTAGGGCATTTATTATGTCGCTAGGTACTAGCCTACCATCGCCCAGCACACTACAGAATATGATTAGTTGGATAAAAATTCAGGCTCGTAAAGAGCAAGAACAATTGTCTACTGATTATGTGTATAGTTGTATCCCGCGTTATATTAACTTTATGTTTAACAAATCTTAGGAGATTTTTATTATGGCTATTGTTGAAGGCGTAGCAATGTGGGCATCTGTGACCACACCAAACACAACATTCACCCCGGTCTATACCGTTAACCTTGTTGTGGATGAGGCCATTGCCAATGACTTCCGCTCACGCGGGTTCAAGGTAAAGGACACGGACGACGGGTCAGCACTAATTATTAAACGAAAAGTAACTGGTAAGAGTGGCGAGCCTAACGCCGCACCTAGGCTGATGGATCGTAACAAACAACCTATGAATACCAGTGTAGGCAACGGCTCTAAGGTACGTGTACAATACAAAGAGTGGGAGTCTACTTGGAATGGCACTGTATACAAGGGGCTTGACTTCCAAGCCATGCAAGTTCTTGAGCTTGTCGAGTATGCTAGTGCTGATGGTGCTGAGTTTGATGCGCTTGATGGTGATGATGGAGATGCACTCTGATGTATAGATATACTCACGAAGATAAAACTTATGACGTATCAAAGCTATCGCTTGAAGGGGTGGCTTGTTTTAAATTACTAGCCGATGTCCAAGAGCGTATCGATAACTTTGGAAATGAAGTAACAATTGCTCAAGCTTCTGCTGTTGCGCTACATCAAAAAATGCAAGAGTATTTAGAAGACTCTGCGATTGTTGAGGACAATGAAACGGAGGAATAAACATGGGCGACTTTGTGGCCTATCAAAAACCTTGTCCAAGTTGTGGGGGCAGTGATCCTGTCTCCATTAACGAGAATGGTTCTGCAAAGTGCTTTAGTTGTGGAACCTTTTTTAAAGATTATGAATCTGCAATGGGAGGAAATGTGGCAGACTTTAATAGTTTCAAAAGATCTAATGACAATACACCCTTCACTGGAAATAATACTGTGTATCACGCACTAACAGACAGAGGAATCACACTTGAAACTGCAAAGAAATATGGTGTCCGGTCAGTCAAGAATGAAGCGGGAAAGATCACTGAGCACCACTATCCCGCGTACATAAACAATGAAGAAGTTGCTACAAAAATCCGTCGAGAAAATAAAGTATTTACTTGGAGTGGTTCGTCAAAAGGAACTGGGCTTTTTGGTCAGCAGATTGCACAGACAGGTGGCAAATACATTACGATCACTGAAGGTGAATGTGATGCTATGGCGGCATACGAACTGCTTGGTAGTAAGTGGCCCGTCGTATCTGTTAAGAATGGAGCACAAGGTGCAGTCCGTGATGTCCAAGAAAATCTTGAGTTCCTTGAATCGTTTGATACGGTGGTCATTTCATTCGACAACGACAAGCCGGGACGAGAAGCCTCAAAGAAAGTGGCGCGTATACTCAAGCCGGGGAAGGCTAAGATACTTTCATTACCTACGGAGTTCAAAGATCCTAATGAGATGCTCAAGCTGGGTCACCACAAAGCTTATGTTACTGCGTGGTGGGCTTCAAAACTTTACACGCCATCTGGGATTCTAAACGTCAGTGAAGAGCGTGAGAACTACAAGAAGCGTGAGCGTAAAGAATCTATTCCTTATCCTTGGGATGGACTAAACACAAAGCTGGATGGCTTACGACAAGGAGAACTAATCACACTGACAGGCGGCACAGGCTTAGGTAAGTCTAGTGTTACTCGTGAGCTTGAGCACTGGCTCATCACCAACACCAACGACAAGGTAGGTGTCATAGCCCTTGAAGAAGATTGGCGTCGGACGGTAGATGGTATTCTTTCTATTGAAGCTAATGCCAAACTACACATTGATAGTGTTCGTGCTGAGTTCAGCGAAGAAGAAATAGATAATTTCTTTAATGTTCTTTATGACGGGCAGAACAAGAACCGTGTATTTGTCCATGCCCACCTTGGGATGAATGATGTTGATAGTGTATTTTCTAAATTACGCTTCATGGCTATGGGCCTTGAGTGTAAGTGGATAGTCTTTGACCACTTGCATATGTTGTTGTCGATGACTACGGACGGTGATGAACGTCGTAATATAGATGCTATTATGCACAACTTCAGAACACTTGTTGAAGAGACAGGCGTAGGTCTTATCCTTGTGTCACACCTCAGAAGAGTTGATGGTAATCGCGGTCACGAGAATGGTATTGAAACAGGACTCAATCATCTACGTGGCTCTCAGAGTATTGCTCAGTTATCTGACTGCGTGATTTCTCTTGAACGTAACCAGCAATCAGAAGACCCTATAGAGGCCAGCACAACAAAGGTAAGGGTCTTGAAGTCTAGGTACACAGGAGATGTCGGCTTGGCTACCCATTTGTTTTATGACAAAGACAGTGGTAGACTCAGCGAGATCGCTATGGAAGTAGAAGAACAGGATGAGCTTGAGCTATGAAGAGCATAGTATTTGACATAGAAGCAGACAGTTTAGAGCCTACAAAGATTTGGTGCATTGCCGCAGTTGATCCTGACTCTGGTGAAACTAAAACCTTTGGGCCTACTGAGATTGTTCAGGGTTTGGCTCACCTCTCTAATGCCGACAAACTAATAGGTCACAATATTATTGGCTATGACCTACCAGCCATCAAGAAAATACACAATATTGATTTGACTGAGAACACAGCTATCGTGGATACGTTGGTACTGTCTCGCCTATTCAACCCAACACGCGAGGGTGGACATAGCCTTGAGTCTTGGGGCTATCGCATTGGCCTACAGAAAATAGATTACAAAGAGTTTGGAGAATACTCTCCAGAAATGTTGAACTATTGTAGGAATGATGCAGTACTCAACGCTAAGATGTTTAACAATCTTAAAGTAGAATCTCGTGGCTTCAGCCGCCAGTCTGTGGTGCTGGAGCATGAGGCGTTAAAGATTATTGCAGATCAAAGAGAACGTGGCTTTCTACTTGATGTCAGGTCTGCAACCTTACTTGAGGCTGACTTGACTGACCGCTTAAAAGAAGTTGAGCGTGAAGTTCAGAAGACCTTTAGACCTAAGCAACTCAAAACTGTTTTACTTCCTTTCTTTACAAAGACAGGTGCGCTTTCTAAGATGGGTCAGATAGAAGGCTCACCAAAGAAAAGCAGGCTAACGCAAGAAGAGTATGAAGACATAGCCACTAAGCGCAAAGCTATTCGCATTGAAGAAACACCCTTCAATCTTGGCTCACGCAAACAGATAGGCGAATACCTAATTGACTTTGGCTGGAAGCCTAAGCGGTTCACACCTACGGGCCAGCCCATCGTTGATGAGTCTACGCTCAGTAAGATTAAAGATATTCCAGAGGCCACACTGATTGCTGAATACCTTCTGCTTCAGAAGCGAATAGCACAGGTGTCCTCTTGGCTTGAGGCTTGTCACGACGATGATCGTGTTCGTGGCTTTGTTAATCCAAACGGAACTATCACAGGCCGCATGACACACAACAGCCCCAACATGGCACAGGTTCCAAACCTATCAGCGCCTTACGGCAAAGAGTGTCGGGCTTGCTGGACTGTGGCAGATGGTTACAGACTAGTAGGTATTGATGCCAGCGGTCTGGAGTTACGAATGCTTGCACACTACATGAAGGATGAGGGATTCAAAGATGAAATATTGCACGGAGACATACACTCAGCTAACCAACGACTTGCAGGGCTTGAATCGAGAAATCAAGCAAAGACATTTATCTATGCACTCTTATACGGAGCAGGAGATGCAAAACTTGGCAGTGTGGTTGGAGGAAACAAGCGTGATGGTGCGAAACTTAGAAAGCGTT